ATACAAGGCTTCAAGGTCGGTCATTTTCATGACGTTCCCCTTGTTGTTTTCGATGATCGTCTGAGCGCCACCGCCTGTCTTTGCAGGCGCGGCCAGATGAGCGGGTATTTCTCGCTTCACAGGGGGTTCCGGTAGTTTGATGGTTGATTTGAAGCGGTTGATGATGTTCGCCATGCTGTGAATGTCGCCTTCGTAGGCTGCTTCCTGAAACGCCTTCAGTGCAAACGTCTCATTGAGCCAGCCGACAAAAGCAGGGTCTACGTTGATGCCTCGCTTGACATCGATCCAGTCGGGGCAGAGTTCGTGGAGTTCCCGGTGGAATCGTTCTTCGGCAGTCTCAGCCTCGTTCGAGTTCATACGTTCCTCGACGGGCTTGACCGTATTTTGCGCGGCCAGGATCGACATTTCGGCTTGACGTTCGGCATAGGTCTGACCAAACTCCGCGAGGTAATACTGATAGGTATCCGATTTCCGAATCTCATCAGTGACGTGCGGAGAGCGGTACAGCGGTTTGCCTTCGTCGTCAGTCTCAGGGACCGATGCCGTTTGCAATTCGATGATCTGGCGCTGAAGGTTGGTGATCTCGTTGGTCAGGGTCGCAATCTTCTCGTCCTTTTCCCGATTCCATGAATGGAGTCGGGGGACTTCAGAGTTGTACTTCGCAAGGAGCGCGTCATACTTCTGCTGAAGATCGGGAGGAACCTCGACAACGGGAGTCTCGACTTCAGGGGCCACTTCGGGAGTCCCTTCGGTTTCGACTTCGTTTGTCGTGTCAGTCTCGCCGGTCAACGCTGCGATGCGCTCCTGTTCCAACTTGATTAACCTTTCCTTTTCTTTTCTGGCTTTTGTTGCTCCATCTTCCATTTACTGCCTCCAAGGGGCGCTTTAAGCGAATCCCGATGTTAAATGCCGGGGCCAGAGGGCTGGAATCCCGGTCAGAATGTCTTGCTCATGTTCACTGTCTTACTGGTTGCTTCCTTTGCCTTGAGACTCTGAAAGTTGTTCAAGGCATTATCGATTTCTTCAATAAGCTCTTTGAGGATTCTTCGTTTGCCAATAGCGACATTCGCCACTCTGTCTGTAGCGGCGTTGTCGATTTCTTCGCTGGCATCTTCCTTCAATTTCAGAAGGTGCTCATAGAAACGCGAGTCCTTGAGTTCGTTCAACTCGCCTAAAAGTCTGGTGTCGGATATCAATATGCTTCCTCGTACCAGAACAGCTTGAGATGTACGTTGACTGTCGCAGCACCGTTGTTAGTGACCTTGATGAAATATTTAGTCCCAGGGTTGAGGACGAGTTCGTTTTCGACAATAGCCCCCGCCCCTGTCTTACTGATGCCGACTCCCGTTCCACCACCGAGAAAGTCGGAGTCGATCTTCAAGGTCGGATTCGGCGTCGTCGGGGTGTGAAAAAAGGTACTCACCATCGCACTAGCAACCGGGTTGTACCGATGCCTGTTGACCGGCGTCAGGCCCGTTCCATTAGCTGCTACCGTCCCGCCTTCGTACATCTCGACATCGACATTCGGGCCGTCACTGGTCAACAGCGAAGGCTTGAAATGTACCAGCCCACTAGCGATTGCCGGAGTCACGAAGTAAAGAAACGCCGTCCCTGCCGAAGCGATGTTGGCGAACTTGTGCGTCACCGTGAACGCAATCTTCTGATGAATGCCGTGATGGTCCTGCGTGATAACTACCAGGTCATTCGTTAAGGCATCGACCTTGACGACTTCCGGAATGCCGTATTCGTTGTCGCCGGTCATTGTCATGCCGCTATCCCCTGTACATCAGCTCCACCCGCAGGATTCCCCGCAGGGTCGAGGGTCTGAGGCGCGGGACCGGGAGACGGCCCATTCATACCTGTCGGAGAACCCCCCATCGGGGAGGAACCTTTCTGCTGCAATTGAAGGAGTTGCTGCTTCTGCTGTTCCTCGATTTTCGCCATGATCTCCTTGAGTCCGTTTTCATCGGGGATAATGTCGTCAACCGGAATATCGAGTCCTTGCAGCGCCACCTTGAGCAATTTTGCTCTGCCGGGTATACCCATGATTTGCGAGTCTATCGGGTTGTTGGTAGCAGCAAGGATCTCGTTCGTGCGAACGGTCTTCTGTTCCTTCGCCATGAACCCTGCGGAACCTCTTGCCACGACTTTCGCATCTCCCTTGAGACTTTCATCCGAGTCGTAGAGCATGTTGAAGTCGTAGGTCCGAGAGACACAGCCGGAGAAGACGCGATCAATGTGAGCGATTGCTTCCTTGATGTTTCGAGAAGCGGAAGTCATGAGCATGGACAAACCGGAAGATGTAGTCCCGGCACCGCCGATATTGGTATTCCCATAAGCCCACCGAGGAACGCCGGTCTGATCTTCAGCGATGGTTGACCAGACTTCCAAAACGGCCTGAAGCTGTTGCACGACTATCGGGATGTTGTAGACTCGAACGGCGGGAGCTTCGAGCATTTGAGCGTTGGTGGACTGAAATATTTTCCAGGGGTGTAGCTTCTCGTTTTCACCACATCTGTCGGTGTTGACTTCGATGATCGGCCCTGAAGCCAGCATCGCGTTATTGGCAATCGCCCTACCCGCGACATTCGCCTGGTGTTGCGCGTCTGCCATTAATTCAGGAACGCCCTTGCCCCAAAAGGAACCGGGAACTCTGTGATAAGAGTCTACCGAGTAAGGTTTTCTGCCTAACTTGTCAGGATTAAGGATTGCCCTGATGACATAGGAACCGACCATGATGGCGTTGATTTCGTACTCTTCTTCAGGGTCAAGGTCTTTCATGCCCCAATCAATCAACATCGAGCCGGGAACCGATCCCCAAAACTCCAGACCATCCATCTTGTCCGACTTGTAGAGAGAGTCGGTGGAACCAAAGTCGAACATCGCTCGTTGAGAGTCGATTGAAAGCTGTTCTCTTTTCCCACCGATGCCGTATTCCTTGATGACGGTCCTGATGTTCTCTTCGGAGTAGCCAGGAACGCCAATCATCTCCCACAGACCTTTGCGAGTCAGGGGGATGCGTTCGATCAAATAACCGTCATCGGGATTTCGTGAATCAGGAGCGGGATAAAGGTCAAACGGAGAAACTCTTTCATAGGTCGGTTTGAGGCTTTTCGTCGCAGAGACGTTCCAGCCGTCCGGTCCTTGCACCCATTCCTGAGTCTTGACCTGTCGCACGACCGGACCCTTGATGATGCCGGCCTTGAGTCTTACGAAGTCCGAGACGAAGGCCCACTGTGCATCATGAAAGCCCCCTTCGGTCATTTGGTCATCTATCTTCTGCGACATCCTCGCGCAACGTCTGACAGCTTCTTCCTGCACTTCCCGCAAAGCCTTGTCACGTTTCGTAGTTGCGTATTCCCTGATCTCGTCCTTGATGTCGGAGAGGTTGAACATCTCGCCGGCCTGCATGATTTGAGCTAAGACTTCCTGATAAACCATCTCAGTCTCATTCATGATTTCGGCTTCAAGGTCAGGTGAGAGTTGCGCTACCGGAGTCGGTTGAATCGTCCACGGCTTGTCGTCTATCGGTCGGAGAATGTCGTTGATCCACGTTTCCGCCGCCCTACAGAGTTTCGCCGTCAGGAGGACGTAGACTTCCGACCCGCCCATTTCCCTGATTGCCGCCAGAACGTCAGCTTCGTAGATGCCGTTATCCATTCTGAGGTTACGGAGCATCTGCTGTTCAATAGGCTGTTTCGCCATTTTCGCAGCGTCCCAACATTTAGCGATGTATCCAGACAGGGGAGAGATGATAGGGTTATCTTGCGGGGCAGGGGTCTTGGAAGCTTGTTCATTGAAAACGGCGCTTGGCGGTCTGAATTTGTGAAATCCGATGCTTGTCACGCCGTCGATTGCTTGCATGTTTGCTCCAAAAAAGAAAGGCCGGACAGCAAACGATTTCTCGTCAACTATCCGGCCTTGTTCTAATCCATCCTCCATTGCATCGAAGGAGGTTGAGATTAAGAATCCGAACTCTTACCTATATGTTTCGCCCACCATGAGGTTACAACTTTGCGTCCCACCTTGCGTTAGATTGATCTCCAAAAGGATTTTACCGGTCTGATCTTCTTTGATGACCCCGGCGCGTTTCATTTCCTTGATGAGATTAAGTAACCACAAAGGTTTATTCATTAGGTTCGGTTAGTAGCACCGTCTGTCTTTTTTGTCAAGAGATTATTTTTTAAGCGGCGAGAATTTTCATCAATTTTGCGGCTTTCATCAGGAAGGGACCAGCTTTCTTTCTCGGGACAAGGGTGGACATTCTTAACAGACGTTGAATCTCTTTTTCCATCTCTTCTTTAGTCATTTGATGTCCTCGATGAATCCCTTGAGTGATGCCGTAGTCAAGCCCCCCCTTCCCCCCCAAGCATAGAAGTGCCTAGAAAGTAGGTTCGGTAACTACGGCATCAACGAGAACCGCGCATTGTGTCCTGCGAAGTTATCCTCTCGCTTATCCGCTCACAGACCCGTTGGTACGGCACCGATACTTTGGTGACCTTGACGCCCCCTGTGATTCGTCTAGGTCGGTGCTAGCCAATCCCCGCTTCTTCACCGTCGCACCATAACCCCCACTGATACGGCATACAGCAGGTAGGGGAAATAAAACGCCCCCCTTGGGATTTTTTACGGTGTCAAGGCGTAAAGAGTAGTACCCAAGAGGGGCTTAGACGGCACATTGCCGGTGAAGCTATTTAGTTGTGAACTACTCTTATTCCTTGACGCCGACAATGTACCTAAACTCATTCGGGGATGTCAAGAAATATTCATTATCGCAATGCCCATTCAACTTTTATTTTCATTCCTGATGCTGTCGAGAATTAGCTTGTCCATGTTATCCGCCATATATTGTGCTGCCTTAGCATAGCCACTATCGAATCCCGACACGTACCCATCCGTATCAACCTTGACTGTATATTTGACAGGTGCAGGGATGGCACTAACTTTGACCTCATCCCCGATCTCAATCGTGATCTTATCCGCCTCTGCTACGTCAATCCCCTCCATACGCATCATCACGGACAACGCAGAGAGTAATTCCTTGCCTGACTCTATCTGCATCTTCTGAAAGGTTTCGAGGGAGATGGTGATAGAAGTCGGTTTCGGGGGAGATGTAGATGTGCCAGTAGTCCATGGAGAAATACCTGTCATTTGCCTTTGATATTCTTCCCACTGCTTACGTGTATTTTCAGCCATAAGTCGGCTTTGGTCTCCAGCGGAGATCATAATACTTTTAGGTTCCACACCAATGCCTCGGAGCTTATCGCGCAATTCCGTCCATCTGCTCATTCAAACCTCGCTTCCTTGTGAACCATCTTCGTATAAGGGCCAAGTTCGCGTTCACTGACCTCGACTACGAGCCTTCGCAACGGGACAGGTTGACCTTTCGGCACTTCAGGTAAATCTTCGTGACGCAGGATCATAACGTGGTCAAAGAAATCTCTACCGTCATCCCACACATCAGAAACCGGCATGATTCGCAATATCTGCGCTCCATGAGGTAGCGGCATTCCTTCTTTGGCAAGGTCTGAGGCGCTGATGTAGACGCGGCAGAGGCAGCGTTCGTGCTTTTTTGAGTCAGTCATGGCAAGCGTTCCTCCTGTTCAGCGTCAAATATCTCTTCAAAATCGGCTTTAGAGATAGGGTCAGAAATACGAGTTGCTTCATAAGTAGTCATGACCATAACTTTTTCTGAATTATAAGCGTCAACTCCACACACGCGCATCTCTTTGACGCTGCTAACCGCAAAAAGTGGTTTGGCAAAAATATCATAGAAAGATTCTTTGGCAACTCTGTTCGCTTCTTTGAAAGGATCATCTATCATACCGTCTCCCCCAAAAGTCTCGCATAGACTATCGCTGCGGTTATATCTTCGTCGGTTGCGCCTATCTGTCGTAACGCGGCACGTTGCCAGTCGCCTGACCAGGTGGGGATAACAATGCTTTGAAACTTGCCGTCTTTTATAAAGTCACAACAACGTATGGCTTCCATAGTGATGAGACGCTGAGGAATCGAATAGAGCACGCCTTGAAATTCCAGTTTAGGCTCTCTTCTCGGATGCCATTTCAAGGGATTGCGCGTCAAAAGGGTAAATCCCATTCTGGCTTGACCCGCACCACGTTTCCACTGAAGTCGATGTCGATCCTTAGCCCGTCATGATGCTCCAAGTCAACCCCATGCAATCTCATCTGCATCTTCAGCGTCGTGATTAACGCTTCCGGAGTCTCGCAGGGGAGTTTCATGAAGTCGTATAAAGGGATGTGCAGCGTGTTTTGGGACGTGGGCCACTGGCGTTTAAGTTCTTCTTTTGTCATCGGCTTGACCACTTGGTATCCGTAGATGTTCATTGTATTCACCTCTAACAGCCCCCCCATCCACCTTTATTACCGCCGCCACTTTTGCCTTCTTTGATATGCGATGGTTTCGGCCTAGAAGGGATCGGCACTCTCAATCTCAGGAACTTGCCAATAGCAATACTAATGCAGCGATCATCTTTCATGCCTACCTCTGCCTGTTCTTTGCCGTTGACCCGCTTGAAACTCATCATTTCTCCGAACGTCTCAGCGCAGTTTATACCGTGGCAACCTTCGATCATTTCAGACTTGAGGTTGTCAATAATCTGCGTTCTTGTTGCAGACGAAGTTACCCACCCCCAACGCTTACGGGGCTTGTTCGGAGGTTCCGCTACAAGTTCAACATGCAGCCTCGGGTATCCGGAATCAACTATTTCAGTGACAGTCGTGAGTCCATGATTGTTTCTTTCGGGAGCGAGATACGCAACATTGTACCTACGCCCCAAAGCAATAAGGATCTTCCCAAATTCCTTTGGCTCCCATTTGCCATGAAGTTGCGCGACTTGTTCGCCGGTACGGTGATCGATAACATCGGCAGAATCAAAGTCTCCATCTTCAAGACCTTCGGAAACGTCGGCGCTGATGATGTACGAGGCTCCCACTACCGGCTCACGCCACACTTTAAGCTCACCCGATGGGTTGGCATACCACACCCCTGTAGAAGACATGCACGAATAACGCGCTCTAGGAGGTTTCGCAGCTTTCTTTAGCACCATCAACTGTTCGTTGTCAAAAGAAGGCGTCCCGGTAGACAAGAATGCACTTTCCGGAGTGTCAGGATGCGCTTCAGAGAAAAGTCGCTTGTCACCTTTGAACTCGTTGGCAATCGTGAACCGACGCCAGTACAGTTGCTCGTAGTCAAGGTTGAATGTAGCCTTAATCTTCATTTCGTCTTCAGTGAAAGAGTGTTCAGTGCCGTCAAGACGGGCAGCTATGAAGTCAGGGAGGGGCTTTCTGTTCTTCTCAAAGATGAACCAAGGGAGGAAGATCGATGTGTAATCATTCGTCGGATCGGCCTCTTCGTTCTCCGTAAACTCAATCACCGGCTGACCTGCATCGTCCAGTTTACTTATCCAACAACGGTACTTTGCCCCCCAAAAACGATTGTAAAACTCCCCGCCTACCCCATTGGCCGTGCCTTCAAAGATGATCTCGGTATCAGGTTCAGGAGGGACGCATGGCAAAACCGACTTAATAAGCCCTTCTGCGTTGGCTTCAGGGAACTTTGGGCATTCACTCAGTTGGAGACAGTGAACGCCTTGCCCCGATCCAACGTCATCTTTGCCGGCTGTCGCAATCCTGAAAGCAGAATCAAGCCCTGTACCATCGGCATTGTTAAACTCAAGGAGCCGTGCGTTGTTGGCAAGAATCTGTGGCCTATCCTGACGTGGGGAAAGGTTGTGAAACCGTTTGACCATCTTGAAAATAAACTCACTCGCAGCAGGTTCATGTGTTGTCAAGAGGGCATAGCACGACTTTTTACGTGATACTTTCCGATAGAATCTCCCGGCAACATACGTCGAGACGCCCATCCTCCGGCCCTTGAGAATGAGAACGCGAAGTAGGCGACCATCTTTTTGAATCGCCTCAAAGATATGACTCAAAAGTTTCTGCGGCCCATTCAGTTTAAACGGGACTACGCCGCCACCTTCCCTTGGCTGGACTTTCAGATATTTCTCAAAGTAGGCGTTTTCATCGACTTCAAGTTGGAGTTCAGCAACCAGGTCAAGGAGGGCTTCTTCGTTGAGGTCTTCAAGATTAGCCAAAGCGTCACTCACTCGCGGCCTCCTGTCGCCTTGACTCCAAAAGCTGCTGTATCCGCATCATAGCCTCCTGCGGGTTAGCTTTGATTTCAGCAATGATCGCAACCTTCTCTTCGTAAGTTCTGACTTCCATAACCTGCTTCTTCTCCGGCATCGCCTGTTGCGCCTCCGCAGCAAACTTCGCCGCATCCATCCTCGCCCTGTGGTCTGGATACATCTTGATGACTTCCTTCGTCACCAGTTTGCCGTCTTCAATCGTCGTTTCCCTCCCCCTGAACGCCTGTTCTGCATTCATCGCGTCGGCTACGACTTCGGCAATCTTGTTGACTCCGGCGTTTTTCAGGGCAAGGAGTTCCTGAAGACGAAGGTTGTTGCTGGTCTTCTCCTTCACTCGTTCCAGGGCGTATGACACTTTGTTGGCAATCGTTTCATCCTTACCCACCAGCCCCGCAGCCCTTGCTTTTTCAAGTCGCGTTGCGTCAGGATTCATCAAGTGAGCCTTCATGATGTTGATCTCCTGACCCGTAAAGCCCTGCTCTTCCTTGAGCTTCTGACGCTTGGCAAGGGATTTCTTGCTGAGCTTCTTACGCTTGATGGTCGGAGTCTCGATGGTTGATGGAAAAATCTCAATATCAGTGATTTCGTCAGACATTGTTCCACTCCAGGATAGGTTCTTCAGGATTGTCAAAGACCTCGTTAAGCTCAGGATTTACCGCGCAGAAATCGTTTTCGCAGCCGACCCCATAGACTAGCTGCTCGTCACTCGGATGCACCCTCAGAGCCGGTAATCCTTTGCACCAGGGGCATTCCTTGATAGTCTTTTGCAACTCTCCTAGGGACGCCATCCACTGCTTGAACTCGTTGACCGTTCCATCAGGCTTGTGAAGTTTGTAGAGACGGTAGAAATTCACCCATGAAGAATCGTGCTCGATCTCGCCGGCTTGAGTTGCCATTATTCCCCCTCGTCAATTTCAGCTTGTAAAAGCGCCACTAATTCAGCCTTTACCATTTCCAAAACGGCTATCCGTAATCCGCAAGGGACGTTATCACTGTAAAATGCGGCATCTCGTATCCTCTTGTAAATATCTGCAACAGGGTCAGAGTTCGCTTTATACGCAGAAAGATCAACAAGTTTAGGCGTATATTGCGTTAGGTCGCTACCGGCAGCAACTTTCTGTGTCTTGCTGTTTCTTGAAAGCACCGCTTTCACAATCTTCCTGATTGTAGATGATATTTCCATTCACATCCCCATTTGACCAACTATCAGGTTGTGTTTCATCACTTCGCACAAGGCAACGCATTCGCTCATTTTCATGCCTGATTGCACAAAGCGAGCTGCGTACATTCCATCGCGGTCATCGAGAAGGATCACCAAAACTTTCGTAGGCGTCACGACACCAGATGCGATGTCATCAAGCGCACCGTGCAAGGCATCTTCCGGACGCATCATTGTTGCATCGTTTTTGTACTCACCAAGACTTTTGACCTTGCTCATATCGTTCCCTCTCTCCCGAAATCCGGCAATCCATCTCCTTCTACAGCGCACCACAAATGCAAACAGAATGGATGAATATTGATATGCTTCGACTCAGCAGGAAAGATTTGCAACGCCTGCCGATCCTTGCCGATGAAAAGCGCCTTCACGTCCTGCATGTCTTCATAGGAAGGCAACCGCTTTTGCCGCGACATCGACACATGCAGCCACGTTTTACCATCGCCCTGGATATTATCGGCGGTAAAGATGACCTTCAGGCCGTCTTTTCGCACATACCATGACTGACCAAAGAACTGGCTATCATGACCGACTGACAACTTTTCCCACCCCAAAGGCATAACGGAAGGAGAGTATTTTTGCGTCAAGGCAAGCTGCTCGTAAAATTGTTTAGCGTTCAATGCAGTTCCTCCTTCGGTATCAACAGCGCCCTCAGTTCTTCGCCAAACAGTCCGGTGACGAATTTCGACGTGTCCTGATACGCTTTCGCCGCCCCATGTCGTTCGTGATTCTCGTCCATCTGACTTCTCGTAAGCGCCGGATGCTTCTGCAACGAAAGATTCGACTTCATCAGTCTGTCCAAGGTCTGAAGGAGGAAGACGAGTCGCTGTTCCATAGGCAGGGCTTTCAACGCTTCAAAGCCGGATAGGGTTTCGGTTACTTCCTCAGACATACTCTCCCCCTCATTTTTTGGAATTGTCAAGAATTTTTCTGCCAGTCTGCGCTTCGTACTTCATTTTGTTTCGGTCGATAATTGCTTCAAGCTGTCCTTCTCTAAAGATTCCGTTACCTTTCTTGCCGGCGTTGTCAAAGACAGTGTGATGCTGAAAACAGACGCAGATTGCATCGTAGTCCGACCCTTTCAACGACGTGCCACCTGTCGAGGTATGATGATAAATCTTTTGTCCCATGCACGGCCCACGACCTCGTAACTCGCATTCCTGAGTTAAAAGCCACAGGAGGAAATTCTTATCACGCGGAGTTTTTACTTTCCAGTTTGCACCCGTCATCAGTACGAACGCGAGTAGACGATGTCGTTCACTTCACCGCCTCCCCCAACTTCCTCGCCCTCTCCGTCATCTCGGCAAGCCGTCTATCTTTCTCCCTTGATCGCTTAACCCCCGCCCGTGCTTCTTCCGGTGTTACCCCTAAATCGGCAAGGGCTTGTTCTGCTGTTGCCAACCTGGCGCGGAGGGTGGAGAGTTCGGAGGCAGCACAAATAGGGCATCCACAGTAAAGGTCATGCCCGCAATGCTCACAGGTAAATGCGTTTGTGTCATGGTCAAACGCTTTGACCAATTCAATAGCTTTACATTCTTCGTCGTACCTACTCATCCCTTCCCCCCTTTGCGCCGGATGGCTTTCAACTTGACAGCCCGTTCACAGCAAAGATTAAGAATTGTTCGGCTGTTCATTCTTTTCCAAATTATCACTCCCCCCTCCCCCGCAGCGCGGGTGTTATCTAAAACGGCAACTCGTCATAGTCATCCACACGTGTTGACTCCAAAAGCCTCTGCTTCACCGCCTCTGCCGTCACCGCTCCCAAATCGTACACAGTCACTGGGACTCGACCCAACTTTTCAACAGCCGCCAAACAAACGTCTCGATCCACAAACGTCATGCCGTAAATCGCTTGAGCCCCGAACAGTTTGGTGAATCCGACATTGCCACCGACAGCAGGAACGTCAACGCGAACGAATGTCCCACCAAGGCTGTACTCACTCACCTTCCCGGCTATTGTCTGACGGCCCATCAGTTCAAGAATCGCGTAGAGGTCAGGGGAATCAGTCATTTCATCATCTCCTTCGCAATCTCCACAGCCCTCGCCTCATCGCACTTCTCACCTTCCATGATGATAGCAACGCGCTCTAGGAACTCGCAGTTCTCGTCGGTGATAGGGGTGTCGAAGACGCTCATCGCTTCTTCCTCCCGTATTCGACCGCAAAGCCCATAGCCACAACGCTTGCTGCAACGCTTACTGCCGCATGAGCCAAAGCTATTGACATATCACCTATCGACGCCTTGAAAATCGCGGTCAACAACCATAGCGCACTCACAATGCCCCATACGATTATGTGGATCATTTTGCCTCCGGTCTTTTCATGCCCTTCACGTTCCCAAGGTACGACTTATGTTCTTCAAGCGTACGACGTGCGTTTGCGACCTTAGTTTCTCCGGTCGCCAGCAAATAAGAATGAGCAGCGTCCCATGTGTCATGCACTATCTCGTAATCAGTCACTTTCTGCCGGCGTTTTCCATTGACCCATATAGAAGTATCGCTCTCTCGTTCAACTTCGATTTCGGTAATTTTAGCCTCCACTTTCCAGCGACCACTTCCAGTAATATACTTTTTCATTTTGCCTCCAAGAGAGACGGATTTTCGTAGATATTTCCGATGACCCGCACCGTTAAATTATGGTCCGATAGCCACCCATTATCTGTTTTATCTGCAAGTTCGTATTGCCAGCAACCTGCACCTGATGCCCAAGAAATCACCGCGTTATTGACTCCATCAGTGATTATGTCGCCCTCGTAAATCTCCTTGTCGTTCTTGTCGCGGAGTCCAGTGAATTGCATAACCTCGCACTCTGTCCAATCGCCATGCTCATTGTGGTAGGCGACATACAGCTTGCCGTAAGAAAGTCCGGTAAAGTAGCGTTGAGTGTCGCAGACATGACAACCGTCCTCGATGTATGGCTGAGTATCGTTCTCAATCTCGTCGCCATAGACCATCTTCCCCCTCTCTGCAT